CGTCACCCCCTGCTGCGCATAGGGTGACGGGCTGGCGGCAGGCGGTATGCGTTCATTTATTTGGGTCGCGTCATAGCGGGGTAACACGGTGGCTTGAAGCAGTACGTGTAGGTTGGTGCGCTGGGTAGAGGTGGATTCGTTTTGGAATAAACGACCGGCAACAGGGACGCTAGAGAGGCCTGGAACGCCAGAGACCTGGGAACGGTCATCTTGTGACGAGAGGCCACCGAGTAGCAGGGTTTGGCCGGAGCGAATTTGTACGGTGGTGTTGATTTGGCGCTGGTTGGTGATGATGTCAGACGCAAGTAGCGAGTCCGTAAGAGAGTCGGCAGAGGTGGTGATATCCATGATCACTAAGCCGGAGGCGGTGACGACCGGCAGCACGTTTAAGCGTATGCCTACGTCACGGCGTTCAATGGTCTGGAAGGGGCTGTTAACGTCCGCTGATTCGCCAGTGACGCGACCCGTGACAAACGGGACATTCTGACCAATGGAAATGGTGCCACGCTTACCGGAAAGCGTGAGAATTTGCGGTGTGGATAACACGTTAGAGCGTGAGTCACGCTGTAAGGCATTGATCGCAAACGCCAGAATATCACCGTCGAAGATCCCGAAGGTACCACCGGAGGAGGCTAGCGACGTTCCCAGATTGGCGGTGTTAAAGCCACCTGCCACGCGAGAACCCGTAGTCGGTGTAGTGCGTCCAAGCGCTACGCCAAGATCGAAGGTATCCCCATCGGTGGTTTCAAAAATCACTGCCTGGATGAGTAGCTGGGGGTGTGCAACGTCTACTTGGGGGATGAAGCCTTGAAGTTGTTCAAGCTGCTTTTCTGGGCCCTTGGCAAGTATGGCGTTTGAGGCATGAAGTACCTGAACCCGTGGCGGTGTGGTGCCTTCCTGAGTGTTTTGCGTGAGAAAGCTGGTGACCAACGGCGCAATATCATCAGCACGCACGTTATCAAAGGCAAATAAATGAGTCGCCTGCGGTTCTGGCGGTGGCGTCAGCGTGGGCGCGTTGGTGATCGCGGCGGCGGGGTCGAGCGTTTCCTGCACCGGTGCCATATTCGTGGGCTGTTGTTGGCTAGACGGTGCCACGGTGGGCGGGTTGCCTGGGAGGATGGTGTAGCCGTGGGAACTCAACACGCCCTGGAAGAATTCGTCTAGCTGGTGATCGGGCACGTCGGGGGCGTAGACAGTGAGAGTGCCGGTGGCCGTGGGGTGAATCGCCAACGGGGTGTCGGTTTGTTCAACGTACCAGCGCACGAAGTCCCGAATGTCGGTGTCTTGCATTTGAATGGGCGTGGCGTGGGCGGTGCTGGTGAGCGTGGCCAGGGCGATGGCGGCGACGGTGTTAGCAGCGAACTTCTTCATGGGTGACTCCATTTTCTATGCGAACGAGGCAAGCATTCACGGGGACGATGGCGAAGCCTTGGCGGCTGAGGTCGTCGGTGGTGGACGTGTTGCGGTTGCTATCAATGAGGCGGTAGGTGGTGCGGTCGCCAAACTGGCTAAAGCTGGCGATGCGGGTCGTGCTGAGGTCGGGTAGTTGCTGGGGAGTGGCAGTGGGTTGTTCTTGGGCGCGAGCATTCACACGGTCGGCGACGAGTACCGATACCGTTAAGAACGCGCCCAGCCCAAACGAAGCCAGGGAGAGAAACGGGCGGTTAAAGCGTTTCCAATAAATACGGGTCATCTTCATGTAGAACCTCGCGTCACGCGGTACGCGGTGCATGCCGTGGGTGTACCAGGGCGGCAGCATGGAGTACGTGCCGTGGGGGTAGTGGTCGGAGAAGGCTTGTTTGGTGTCGTAAGCGGGGTAGAGGGCGCGGCCAGTGTAGGTCCAGCGTTCGACGGTCATGCTCTGGGGGGAATCCCCATATTTCACGATGCCGAGGTGAACTTTCGGTAATGGAACTTTTGAACCAGTGAAAAAAGAGTAAATACCGCCCACAAACGGTAGGGTGACGCGATCCAGGCGGCGGCAGTAAACGACGTGTTCTGCGAGTGCTACGCGAGCTTGCTTGTCCATGATCGACAGGTCTTGAATGAGGAAAATAATGTCCCATCCAAGTTTTCGGGCATGGAGAAACCAGTTAATAACGTCTTGGCGGCTTTTATCGTTCCAGGATCGGGCGTTGAACCACGTGCCGCATTCATCCAGCACTAATAAGCCGTTTTTATTTTCGTCGTAAGAGTCGGTACCGGTACCAATAGACTCCAGATCGGCCAGGACAGGTTTATCAGGGATGCGGTAGCAGAGGGTTTGCTTTGGCTTTTCACCAATGAGCTTATCGAGGTTTAAGTCCAGGTTGGTGGCGACCTTGCAACCGCGATTGAGCTTATCCTTAATCTTACCCACGGCCACCAGGGTTTTTCCCGCGCCAAGTTTGCCGGTAACAACATAAACAGCCATTAGAGAACGGGCCTCCCTTGCTCCCAGTCGATTAACTGGCGTTTTTGCTGGAACACCCAAACAGCGACTTTGCTGCCATAGATGGCAGACATACAGGATTCAAAGTTATTAGGCTTGATAGCGGCGATACCTTGGGAAAGGTCGGCAGGTAGGGAGGCACTAATGCCGCTAATGATGGCCGAAAACGTGACAGCAAGACCGACCAAAAGAGAGATGTAGAGCGTTGTCCAAATGAGGATGCCCGCTAAGCGGTTAGTGACTCGGGAAGCGATGCGGGTAACAATCCATTCCAGAATGCGGGTGACAAATGCAATCACCGCACCCATGCCAAGCATTGCAGGTAGCGCCATTTATGCAGTCCTCTGGCCAGAACGGAAGAACGTGTCGATCACACTAACGACCGTCCAGAAATAAATGATCCAGGAGAGCCAAGCCTTAATGGTGTTAAAGGCTTGGCAGGAAATTTCCATCACGCCGAACTGGAGCGGGGTGCAGGAGCCTGACGGTAATGAAGGAAGGCGAGAGACAACTTGATCAGCAATGCCAGAGCTAGACCCATCGCCGATTTGATCCATTAAGGTGTTAACCTCGTCGTTATAGCCTTGTTGCTCCTCGGCTAATCCATCGAGGGTTTGATCCATACTGGAGGAGTTAAAAAGGTCGTCACCGTTACCAAGGTCTTCGGTAAAACGAGAAGCAAGGTCATCGACGAGACCGTTAAACAGGTTCGAGATACCATCTAAAAGGCCATCCCCCTCGGTGCCTTCCCCATCGCTTTCACCTTCACCTTCGACAGAGCCAAACGCATTAATGGCATCGACAATAGACGTGCCAAGGGCATCGAGAGAGCCAGACAATGTGCCGGTTTGATCATTTAATGCACCGGTAATGGTGTCAGTCTGGCTGTCGAGGGAGTTGGAAAGCGTATCTGTTTGATTGCTAAGCGCACCGCTCAAAGCATCTGTTTGAGCAGAGGTCGCGTTGTTTAGCTCATTGGTCTGATTGTTAATTGAACTAGTGACATCATTAGACAGGGCATTGATAGCGTTGCGGTTGGATTGGCCAGCGGAGCCGATAGCCTCAATAATGCCGGATTCGTCAAACTCAAAATCCGGTACGGTAGAGCCGCCACCAGAACTACCACCGCCACCCGAGGAACCGCCGGAACCATCGCCGGAATCGTTACCGCCATCACTGCCGCCGGAATCACCACCAGAATCGCCGCCATCGTTACCGCCTGGGTCGGTGGGGTCGGTAGGGTTTGTTGGGTCGGTAGGATCACCGCCGCCAGTATCACCACCAGAGCCGCCACCGGAACTCGGCTTTGAATAGGTATTGCCGTCTGAACCTACATATTCAAAATAGTCAGGCGCGCTATCCCAATCAACTAGATATGATTTATCACCAATCGCAACACAACTGGAGTTATCAGAGCAACCACCAGGAAGCTCCGTTAAATAATCGTTACCGGAAAAATCAACTACTGAAAACGTGCCGTCACCCTCTCCCCAAGCACCATTTAAAGGAGAGTCAGGAATATAAGCGCGAAGCTCACCAGTTGACTCTGAAACTATATCTAAAGTACACGAAACACCACCTCCTGCATCATAACAAGCAGAAACTGAACTACTAGCAGAAATAGAACAGGCACCACCATGAGTTTTTACAGAGCCGCCAGTTTGAAGATAATTAGCAGAAGATGGAGATACGTTGATAGATGAGCCGTTTTCAGAATTACATTCATCATCATCAAGAGCAGAAAAAAATATAGGCTCCTTTTCAACAAGATCATCTTCGGTAAGCGAAGAAAGACTCTTAGTGTATACCATATAATAAGTGTAACTGCCTTGAGTATAACTCCTAAGCCAACAAGCTTTCGTTGAAGTGCATCGTTCAGACATTAAACTCTGCGCTCTAGAAAGATCAGTAGTGGTATTACCATACCCAAAACTTTCAGCACGCCAAGCAAAAGAATAATCAGAAAACACCATTAAAAAAGGCGTTAAAGTGGATAATAAAACGGCTTTTTTAATCATGTTGTCCTCGTTATATAAAAAGGGGCGTTTCCGCCCCTTGGTTGTCCCTTGCTTAGCGGTATTAAGACGCGCGGTTGGCAAACTTCTTAAACAACTTGATGCCGATCAAAGCAGCGGTGATAGAAGCGACCACCGGCCATGCGTAACCGGCCATTTCAGTACCGGCGGCTTGCACCTCAGTAAAAGCTGCTGATGCGCCGGTAGCCTCCTGGGCGTGAGCAGCAGCGGAACCTAGAAGCAGGGCGGCACCGCCTGCAACCTTGGCTTTGGTGGTGTTGACGGTGGCGGCGAGGGTTTGAATAACGGTTTGCTTGGTCATGAGACTGACTCCATAAAGCGTTTTACAGATAAAATGATGTGTCCAAAGGCCCAACCGAGGGCGTAGGACGTGAAAAGGGTGCTAACCACAAACGTAAGGCTGGGATCGTTCATCGTTGCCCCCCATTTATCGCGCCGATCCCGAAAGCAAGGACGAGGCCGACGCAATAAACCAGGAGCCATAGACCTTCAGGTGTGCTTGTGTCCATGGCTCAAAATCCTATTTCTTGTCGCTGCTGGCAGACGGTGCGTGTTGGCTGCCGGTGGCGTTGGGTTTGCGGGCAGCAAGGACGTGCATGGTGGCTTTGCCGCCGGACGACCGAAATTCAATATCCAGTTCCAAGGCGCAAGGCATGTGAGGTGCAAATGCATGGAGCTGGTCGAGAATTTCATAAGGCGCTGACATGGTGCTGACTTGGTTGCCAAGCTGGTTATCGTTGTCAGACGCGGAAGGTTGCATGATGGTGACTTTTGCGCCTTTAACGCCGTTGTCCATGCTGTAGCGAGAGGCACCGATTACGTGGGCTTGAATGGTGTTGATCATGGTCATGTTTCCTTTTCGTTAGCGTTGGGTTCTGGCGGCTTGGGTTAAGCAGTAGTCCGCGAGAATGGCTAGCTCAGTGGTTTCAGGTGTAATGCCGGTCTGTACTAACGTCAGGTATTCCGCCTGGGCGTAGTAGGTCGCGGCTCGTGCGTAGTCCCGGCCGTGGAGGCACCGCTGGCCCCGCTCCCTCAAAGCTCGGGAATCAAGGCAGGGGGGGCCCCCTACCCGCCCTCCGTTTGCCCGTCGGTCTTTCTGCACGGCAGCCAACATCGGCCAGCCGGTCAACCCCTTTTTTAACCCCACAAAAAGGGGTTGACAGTCTGTCCGCTGCTGGCTAAGGACGCCGTGCGACCGAAGGGCGACGGATGACGGGCAGGGGGACATGGGATCAAGCCTCTGTGGTGTGGGGAGCGGGGGAGGCCTCACGGGAAAGGGCTTCCAGCGGGTCGGTGTTGCCGCGTTCCAGTTCCGCCAAGCCGTACTCGATGAGCCGTTCGGACAGCGCCGAGGAGGTCAGGCCGTTGGTGCCTGCCTGAATGAGGTGGCGGCTGTGGGTGTCGGGGGTGAGGAACACGCGGATGGGCTGCTTTTTACTCATGTGCATAACTCCGGTGGGGCTAAAGGCCGTTGTGGATAACGGACGACGCGTTAGCCGAATGGGTGTGGATAGGTGCGCGGGCACCACAATCACCGAGGGGCAAGGGGAGGCGTCGGTGGGTGCGGGGTCGCGAGGATCGGCCAAGGTCAGGCCGTAGTGCTTGGCGAGATATTCGAGTGCATGGCGGTAGTGCTTGAAAATGAGGCTGTAACGGCGACCCTCGTCAACGCTGAACATCTTGGTAATCGTGGCGTCGTCGAGGTCGAGAGCGAGCATGTGGGCGGCTGGGACGTTGATGAAGCTGAACCCGCCGTCTTCGACATCCTTGGTAATGTGCTGATGAAGCAGAACCATGCCGGGAGCGCACTGGTCGTCCATCAGGAGTTCCTGCACTTGAATGGCAAGGGTGTCGGTATCCATGAGCGTGTTGGGCGCTTCCAGCGTCACGACAGGGGCTTTGGCGAGAGCATTCATGACCAGTCCTCCGATTGCAGGCACTCAGCGGTAAAGAGCGCGACGTTCACGAGGCGACGACGACCCACCTTGATAATGGGGAGGTTCCCTTGGTTCATCTGACCGCGCACGGTGTCGGCAGTAAGGCCAGTGAGTTCAGAGAAGCGCTCTATCGTCATTACAGGCACCTGAGGTGCGGGGACGTGGGGCGTGTTGCTCGTTTCCATGCTGTACCTGCTCGCTGTGGCATGTTGTGGTATCTTCAAAACCAACAAATGCGTTTTTGCGTTAAAGCGTTATTGCGTTAAAACGTTATTGTTGGGCTGGTATCCCGATTTCTCGGGATCACTTAAACTCAGGATACCGAGAAGTCGGGATATGTCAAGCAAGCTGACCGAGAAAATTCGTCAAATACGCGAAGCTGAAACAAGCGGAAGGGCTGAGTTTTCCCAACTAATTGGAATTCCTAAGAAAACTCTAGAGAACATAGAGCTAACTGGTAGAGCGCCTAAAGGCGAAATGCTGGAAGCTATTTGCCAGCAGTGGCCGAAGTACACGCTTTGGCTGATGACTGGACAGACAGACGAAGCATGCGGACAAATAAGCCCCGATATAGAGAGGGCACGCAGCACGTTGAAGAAAACGGGAACGGATACCGACTAGCACAACGGGTTGTGGATAGATGGTTCCAGGGAGGTAGGGCTGTGAGTAAAAGGGAGCAAGGATGATGGCAAATGTTGATATTTTAGGCACATTAGCGCCTATGATTCTAATGTTTGTGGTTGCCGTAATAGCCTTAGAAATTATTAAAGCGGTATTTTTAGAAAGTACCGTAAAGGGTTTTATAAGAGCTTTCTTTGAAGGTTTAAATGGTGGTGAAAATAAAGAGAATGTGTCGCGAAGAAAGGAGCCAAAAGTAAAGGGGAGTGAAAATAATGAAACCTCCTTTACAGAAAAGCTTATAAAATTAGGTGGTGCATATAGAGGTAATGAGTTCCTAATGTCACCTACTGAGCGAGATGTTTACAAAGTTTTAGAAAAAGCATATGGAGACAAATACTACATCTTTGCACAAGTAAGAGTAGTGGATGTAATACAGCCAAATATAAACAAGTACTATACTTGGACAGGTGAGTATAAGGCTTTGTTTAGACAAATATCTCAATGGCACTTCGATTATGTGATGTGTAATAAGAATGATTTTAGCATCTTTTGTGCGTTAGAGCTTGATGACCCTAGTCATAGAAAGCCTGAGAGAATCAGGCGAGATAGAATTTTGAATGACGTTTGCAGTGATGCGGGAGTATCTCTTAAGAGAATGAGTTTAAACCATAAGAAGAAGAAGCTGGAGGTGGTGAGTTATGATTAAATCTTTTGCAATTCCGAGCTTTTTTTCCTTTTACTTTGGGGCTGCTCTAGCGTTCTGGATAAATATTGATAGTGACAATATTGCTATTATGTCAGCTGCGTTGATTGCAGCACTCCTCACTTACTATAATTCATTGGTTTCTTTGCATAATAAGGGTAAGGATTATAGAGAAAAGAATGTCGAGAGCTTGGTTGAGAAAGGTAGAGAATTTATTAAAAAATGCGACAATATAGCAGATGAAGCTATGGCGCACATCCATTTTAAAAAAGAACAAGATGAGTTGATGGACGGCTATGATGATAGCTATATTAGCTACGAAAAAGCTTTAGCTGCTATAGAAAATAAAGAAATTAGTGCGGAAGAAAAGAAGGAGAAAACTGAAAAAGTTAACAAGGCTTTTAATGTTTACAGAGATGCACGAAGGCCTGAATACGTCAAGGCTATTGACGATCATAATGAAAAAATAAATTTTTTCCACGCGCTTGAATATGCTTGTGAAAACTCAGGAGAGGTTTTCTTAGATGACGTTTCGATTATTGATGTCTTTTACTTAGATAAGAGTAAAAAATCTGTAGCTGCTGATAAAATAGTTAAAAGTGCACTGGAATCTGTCAGCAATATAAAGAAAAATGCATTAGAAAGAAATGTTTATGAGTTTGACTTCAAAAATTTAGGTTTCCTTTATCATGAGTTGAGTGAGTTAAGAGGTTTTTTGAATGACATAAAGACTGAGTGCATTCTTGAATTAACCTATATAGATAGAAAAAACAATAGAGAAAAAGAGTTGGTTTTCGTTTTGACAATTTCTATATTTTTGATGGGTGCAGGGTTTATGGTATCCAATGGCTTCAAGATCTAGGAAAGTGTCCACAGAAATATGCTTTAATGTGCTGAAATGATTTTTAAGGTGTGCGTAAGCAATTGATTTTAAAATAAACATGCTGCTGCGAGTTAGTAAGTAAGGTTCTTGTAATCAGTAGGTCCCGGGTTCGACTCCTGGTGTCGGCACCACTTAAGTGGTTGAAAAGCAAAGCATTAGAGAATACAAAAGGCCACCCAAGCGGGTGGCCTTTTTTGTTGGGTCTATGGTGGGTATAGAAATACTGCAAGGTACTAGGCCTTCGATAAAAGTAAGGAAGACCTAGCCATTTCACAGCTGCACGAATTCCGGGACTCTGCGACCCCGTGTAGCGCTCAGGCCTGCTGGAAGAGCCTAGAGATTTTTTCTTGCCTGGGTGCTGCGGCTGGGATGGTCGTTGCCACCAAAGAAAAACGGTCTGCTTTCTGCTGGCTACGCACACCTGATCGCCACCCCCTATATACCTATTACCCTTCGAGAGCTTCAACGCGCCTGTAACATGGTGGTTGAAGCGTCGTTCTGGGGCGCAGGTCGGCGCTATAACTCGCCAGCGGTGCCACGACCTAGCATCGTGTCGATCGTCTAGACGATAAAGAGCCATGATCCAATCACTCGCTTATCCGGTCGTCGCGTTCACGCATGAGCCAATAGGTCAGACCTAAGGCCAGTATCATCCCCGCCAGGGCGGCCAGTTTGGCAGGATCAATGTCGGGGTCAAGGATGATGAACTTGCGGGCCAGTGCCAGGATCGCGATCAGAATGACGGTCTTGACCTGGATGATGCTTTCCTTACGCAGCGCCACTTTGACGATCGAATGCTTGAATTCCATCGCGATCAGGAGGGTCATGGTGGCACCGAATACCATCTGAAAAGCCTTATGATCCGTTGGATTCAGTGCATCCATGACGAGCAGCGTGAAGACGAGCCGAATCAACTGAATTAGCGACACCACGATGATGACGGCAATGACCGCCGACAGAACGAGAGCGACGACCTGCTCGAAGCGCTCGTAAAACGTCATCAACCGCCACTGGGAGCGCATTTCGTCAAGGGTCGTGTGGCCAGGTTCTTTATGCATAAGCGTTGCTCTCTCTTTCAATGAAACGTTAATGGAACGGGGAGTCCGAGCTGCCGTCCGGACGAAGACGGTATTGGTAAAGCATACCGGGAACGTGGCTGGCCAACTCTTCTCGCTGTCGGCGCATAGAGTTCAGCGCCTGCTCGACCCTCTTGAGATCGGTGATGTCCTCTACCGTCCCGTCTGCCGCTCTGGGCCGACCAGAGGCGTCGCCCTTGAATGTTGCCCGCAGGTGTATCCAGCGAACCTGCCCTCCGCTGACGATACGATACTGCAGATCAAGGGACTTTCCGCACATGGCAGCATCCCATGCCCTATCGAAGAGGGGGCGGTCTTCAGGGTGAATGCACTGCAGGAATCGCTCGAAGGCTATTGGCGCACCAACATCCAGGCCGAGCACGCGGCAGGCTTCATCGGAGCAAGTGAGGAGTTGCGAGCCAAGATCGAGATGCCAACTGCCAGAATGGGCATTCTGGTTAATCTGGTCGCCGTGTCGGGCTGAGATTTGAGGCGTCTCGTTCAAAGGTGACGCTCCTTAGGGGTGAAACAGAGGTTCCAAAGTTTCTGCAACTCGGAGCGCATTTCGTCAAAGATTGTGTGGCTGGGGTCGCTATGCATCGACTGGCCGGTGGCGCGTCCCACCAGGTGGGCCAGACCGGCAAGCGGTGGGATAGCGACCGCCAGCGACACGAGGGTGGCTGCCCATGTCAGCCCGTTGGGGTCGAACACGACAGCCACCCATCGCTCAAGATTCGCCGTCCGCCGGCTTCTTCTTGCGCGTAGCCTTGCTCTCGTCGCTAGGCGGTGCCTCGGCCACGTTCGCGGCATCGGGCTTTTCAGGCTCGGCCGGCTGCGCGGGTGGCTCCTGGCGCTCGAAGACCACCCGTTCGGCCTTGTCGTCCCAGCGGGCGTTGGCGTGAT